TATTGCTGGCCATACGCTAGATCTAGTACCCCAGACCACCAAGATTTAAAAATTTACTTAAACACCCTTGACAGCATCAAAGCACAGGCTCGTGCAAATGGTTTTACAGATTTCCACTTCAGTTTTAGCGGTGGTGAACCAACAGCCTATAAATACTTTGGGGAGATCATAGATCATTACTGTAGTGATACAGCACCCGGGTATCAGAGTATACACATGACTACAAATCTTTCGCCAGGAAGCAAATGGTGGAGTAAATGGTTAGACAATACTAAAACTCTAGAGCGTAGGAGTATAACAGCAAGTTACCACGCAGAGTTTGCAAAAGAACAGGAGTTTGGAGACAAGTGCCTCCAGTTAATGAACGATGAAACGTTTGTCACAATCAATCAAGTTATGGTTCCAGAAATGTTTGACGAATTATACGAACGCTGTGAGCGGTTTGCCGATAGAGGTATCAATGTCACACTTAAACCCCAGTCCGATCCTACTGCATCCTATGTTGTATCTGGATACACAACTGAACAAATTGGAAGAATGCAAACAGGATTCCCACAACAAATCCCAGATAGATACAAAAAGTTAATTCCTTTGTTACAAGTTGAACTCTTAGACAGTAAAGGAAATACATATTATATAGATCAAGCAGAAAGATTTAATGCGTTTGGATTTAATAAGTTTCAAGGATGGACTTGTAATGCAGGCTATCAAGGTATTGTAATACGTGAAAATGAAGTTAAACGTAGCTATAGTTGCCATGATGAGCCAATTGGAACACTTAGTGAAGGATTTGAAATATTTAAAGAACCGCGTAAATGTATTACTCCAACATGTGTTAGTAGTGCAGATTCAAAATTGCCAAAGGTAAAAAATGAAAGTTGACATACAGGACATATTATTTTGGATGGACGCAATTCGAAACAGCGAAGACAGATACCGTACCTTAGAAAGTTTTTGGAAAGGTCAAATAAATTCAAAAATATGGCTTATAGAAAAATTACAAGAACATATAGAACTTGATGATAATTCTATTGAAATATGTGCAGGTTGGAATGGTGTACTTGCTAGTTTACTTTTTAATAGTAACATTCCTATCACTACAATCAGTAGTATTGATATAGACCCTGAATGTGAAGAAGTTGCAAATACTATAAACAAAAGATATCACATTGATGGTAAGTTTCAAGCTATTACTGCTGACATGTCTAAATATTACTATGGTGCGGATATTATTATTAATACAAGTTGCGAACATTTAACGCAAGAACAGTATGAAGCATGGTTAGATTTAGTACCAGCAGATTCGTTGATTGTATTACAAAGTAATAATTTTACTGATATTGAAGAACACATTAGATGTGCGTTTGATATTGATGATTTTGTAAGAATGAGTAAAATAAATCCTATATACAAAGATACATTATCTTTGCCTTTGTATAATAGATACATGATAATTGGAAAAAGAAGCAGCTAATGGCAATAGAAAAATATAAAAAACAGCTTGAAGATATAACAGGCTCACCAACATTTTGTATTTTGCCGTGGATACATTTAGCCACTCGCCCTAACGGCGATATGAGATTGTGTTGTACATCAAATGCTAGTGGAGCAGGTTTTGATCATAAAATTGGATTGGTTAAAAATGAGGACGGAGAACCTGCTAACTTTGCACACACTGCTCCGTTAGAAGCATTTAATAACAAGTATATGTGTAGTGTTCGTAAAACTATGCTAGAAGGTAATATACCAGCAAGTTGTACAGGATGTTTTAAAGAAGAAGATCAAGGAATTGTAAGTAAACGTATTTGGGAAACAGGCTTTTGGATACAAGATGAAGGTTTAGATGTTGAAGAATTAATACAACAAACAGAAGAAGATGGTACTGTTCCTAGTCGTTTACAATATTTAGATTTACGCTTAGGACATACTTGTAATATTAAGTGTGTAATGTGTTCACCTCATGATAGTAGCAAATGGGTAGGTGATTGGAAAAAACTTATACCAGTGCTCCAAGACCCCGAAGTTAAAAATCAAATGACTTGGGACAAAAAGGGGTTTAACAACAAATGGTATGAAGAAGGAAAATTTTGGGACGAGTTGTATGAACAAATACCTAATCTAAAGCAAGTGTACTTTGCAGGCGGCGAACCGTTAATGATTAAAGAACATAAAACTTTTTTAGAAGAAATCATACGTCAAGGCTATGCGCAAAACATATTACTTCGATATAACTCAAATGGTATACTTGTTGATGAAGAATTAATTAATATTTGGAGTAAATTCAAAAAGGTAAAATTTGCTGTAAGTATAGATGCTTGTTTTGAAAGAGACGAGTATATAAGATATCCAACAAGTTTTAAAGATGTAGAACGCACACTGCACTTACTTGATAATACGCCTGATAATATTCATGTTAGCATAGCAACAGCTATACAAATTTTTAATATAAAACATATACCTGATTTTATAAAATGGAAAGTAAACAGTAATTTTAAAAAAATGAATATAGGAACTATTGACGGACACGTAATGGGCGGCGGACTAGTTAATGCACACCTAGTACATATTCCAACATTTCTTAATATTTCAATACTTCCAGAAAAGGATAAACAAGAAGTACAACAAAAATTTGATGAACTAAAACAATGGTTGTGGGACAATTATACTCAAGATGATGATTTTTGGGTTAAAAATCCAAAAGGTTGGAATCAGTGGGAAGGCATTTTAAATTATATGCACAAATATGACAACAGCCGGTTGTTATCAGGTTTTAAAGAATATGTAAACAAACTAGACAATATACGAGGTTTATCAGCTTCAAGTATTTTTCCAGAGTTAGAGCATTTGCTATGAAAGACATAATTAGAATAGAATCAAATATACCTAAAGATATTTTAAGGATAGAATTATTTTTAAGTAATATTTGTAACTATAATTGCTGGTATTGTTTTCCAGGATATCACGAAGGTGATACACCATGGCCTAAGTTTGAAAGAATAAAAGATAATCTTAGTCATATTATTGATTATTATAAAAGTAATGGAAATAAACGTGAAATACATCTACATATAATCGGCGGTGAACCTACATTATGGAGAGAGTTTGGCACTTTTGTAAAATATTTTAGCGAAGAACATAAGTGTGTTATTAGTATGAGTTCTAATGGAAGTAGAACTATACGATGGTGGAACGAGTATGGCGATTATGTTGACCATACTATGTTAAGTTGTCATCACGAAAGAGTTGATCCTGCACACATTGCAGAAGTTGGTGATATTTTATACACTAAAAATAAAACTGTGAATGGAATGGTATTAATGGATCCAACTGTTTGGGACAAATGCGTTTCTATAGTTGAAGCACTTAAGAAAAGCAAATATGAATGGCCAATTACTGCACTTGAAGTACACAATGATAAACAAAAATATACACAAGAACAAAAAGACTATCTTAGCAATTCTTTAAAGCGTTGGCCTAACAAAGAATATTGGCTCGGTGCTGAGAAGTTACCTAGAAATAATCCTACAGTAATTTTTTCTGATAAAACAGAACAAGAAGTTCCACGTAACTGGCTATCGCTAAACAATAAAAATATTTTTACAGGTTGGGAATGTAATATTGGAATAGATACTTTCTTTATTGATAAAACTGGTGATATTAGAGGAGGCTGTGGACAACCAATTTATAATTTAGATACATGCTATAACATTTATGATGAAGATTTTATTAACAAGTTTGCTCCAACAATAATACCTACTATTTGCAGGAAACAAGGAGTGTGTGATTGTCAACCAGAAACAAATGCTAGGAAACAACGTTTACTTTAGTCAACGGAATGTCTGCTGCACAGGTACACCATTTACGTGTACAAACAATTGGTTCTTTTGGTATTTCAAAACTACCGTCGTAAATATTGCCTAAGCTCCCACCTACTCTACATGTAGCACGATGTACTTCACCGTCCCAGTTAATCATTAGACTTTCTAGCCCTGCATTACAAGTCCAATTTTCAAATTGATTCCATTTGTACTTAATAATATCATTAGCATGTACTTTGTGTTCCCCGTCGATAACACAATTTGCTTTAACAGTTGAAGTTTTACTAAGTATCCATTCTAGGTCTTTTTCTTTATAACGCATATCGTCAAAGTAATCTCTGTCATCTGCTTTAGTCCAGCGTATACGTCTAGTTACATACGGAACATGATGAGAATCTAACAAAATAGCAGCAGCCTTTACATCTTCCATATATTCATGATGACACATTAAGTTTACTTGAAATTTAGTATCCTTACTCTCCATATCAAGCAACTGTGTATATCTAACAACATTTTCTGTTGCTCTTATAGAATGTTCATTGTCAAAATGTAAACTAAACACCCATTGGTCCACAGGCTGTTTAATATACCATTCGGGGGAACGTAATGCATTAGTTGTAACACTTAGCCATTGTAGTCTAGCACTAGCACATTCTAATATATCATTAATTTTAGGATGCACAGTAGGTTCACCGCCAGTTAAACTTAAACGTATAGGTTTGTTTATTTTTTCTAATTCGTATATTGTGTTAACCATAACATCTAAGTCAGTGTGTGGTGAAAAATTGTCGTGTATTTCAGCAGGACAATACGCACAGTCTAGGTTACAGCGTTTACCAATATTCCATTCAACATGTATACTATCTTGATGACCCCATCTACTTTCTATTCTATACATACGGAGCAAACTCCGGGTTTACAGTAAGAAAATCTTGATTACGTGTTTTATCTAGCGCACGATTAAAATTTACACAATCTTGCCAATGGGTAGGATGCATGTCTTTTGCTTCTAAGAAATTTATATTATCTTGTATTTGTTGTAGTGTAACTTGCTTTATTATATCATACTCTTTAACTAAACTATAGCCTAATACTTTGTGTTTCATTTGTTCAAGATTATTAATTACAATTGTTTTTAAAAAGTTTGGAATAACTTGAGCAGATAGTGCCATGGGATAGTTTACACGATGCGAGTAAAAAACAATACCCATTTCTTCTAAAAAGTATTCTATTACTTTGTCAATCTGCATAATATTGTTTGCTTGTACAGTAAACGCACCTACTACACGACTTACATTAGGAAAT